CCAGCAGTTCATCGAACATCTGCTCGACGGTGGTGCCTGGGGTGGCACCAAGCATAATAATACCCTGCTTCATGGTCTCTAGGACAGAGACTGCTTCAGGATCGTCACTCAACTTAATACGGAAGTAAAAAGTCTTCTGCTTCTCGATCAGCAGTTCAAGTTTCTCAAAGTATTCCATCTTCCTCTCGTCATCGAGAAGAACAAAGTTCATAGCAGATCTGAAACAGAACTGCTGTAGTTCCATCATCTGTTGGATGTCACCTCGGACTAATTCTGATTGAAAGAAGCTCATACTAGCATCAACTTTGCACGACTTGTTTTCTTCATAAAGTTGAGTTGCTGTGCCTCGTAACGGAGTTTTTCCTTCAGAGGTTTGCTAATCAACTTCGATACACTATCTATTTCAATTTCATTCATCTCACAGTAGTGGATTACCGAATCAATATAATTCATATCGGGATTGTGCAATGCAATCTTCTCCACTTCCTGCGAGAATCTCGCAGCTGTCATAAATTTATCCTCTAATAATTGTTTTTTCTCCATATCGTTCCTGGTATTCGTGAATGTAACTCATTAGTTTCATGAAATATTCTTTCTTAGGTGGAAGCACCTTAACTTGAGTCTCTCCGTTTTCACAAGCAACGATTGTTACGAGTTGCTTAACACTCAACCCGTATTGTTCCTGCAACATGCAAGCATATGCAGTCTCTTGAACAAAGTAATCGTATAAGTATTTCTCACGCTTGGGTTCTGCTGCTGTCTTGAAGTCAATGATAGACAGCACACCGTCGAACTCAGCGATACAATCGACACGCCCTGCCATCTCCAAATGATTAGAGTAGAGCGCCGCTTCCTGTAAGTAAATATTATTTATGCGGTCCAGAACAGAGCGACTGTGCTGAAACATAAGGACAGGAAGCGGAAACTTACTGAACTTCTTGAGGTCCAGTTCATTGTTGAGGTAATCTTCTACGATAGAGTGGTACTTAGTTCCTCTACTGGTAGAGCGAGAAGAAATATTGTTTGCTTTCTCCTCGCCCACACGGGCTCGCCACCTTGCGATGCCCGCCATCTTCTCTTTGTTGTTGCTAATCACAGTGGTGACAGATGGAAACTTACTGCCCTCAGGTGTTAGATAGACACGCTTACCATCCACCATCTCAGCAGACATTTCAATAGGATCTAGTCCCACATGATTAAACAACTTCATAGACCCAGATTGATTTTGTTAATAAGATAAGATTTGACAAGACCTGAGCGGACAATATCATCAATGCCAAACTCTACAAGCTGGAACTCAGGCATATTCTGTAGAATCTTTTGGAAGTCAATGATACCTGTGCGCTCACTGATCTTTTGCAAGTCAGTTTGTGCAGCATCACCACAGAAAATAATTTTACTGTCCTGACCAACACGAGTAATAATACTATCGAGTTCGTGGAAGTTTAAGTTCTGGCATTCATCAATGATAACGATTGCATTGTCAAGAGTGGTGCCACGGATGAAACTAGTTGACCAGAACGAAATAGTTTCTTGCTGCTTCAGATTATCATACAACATTTCGTATGAGTTATCATCTGGCATCTCAAACATGGACTGAACCATGTTCTTGTATGGGATCTGATAGAGAGAAGACTTATCCTCATGGTCGCCAGGAAGGAAACCGATTTCCCTAGTAGCAACTAGAGAACGAACAATGTAGATCTTCTCATAAGGCGTGTACTCATTCAGCACATCCTTGAGTGCCTTGTAGAGAGCAACAAAGGTTTTTCCTGTGCCTGCCACTCCATAGGCATAAATCATTTTACCTTCATCCCAAGCATCAAACATCACCTTCTGGTTTTCAGTCAGTGGTTCGACTGGGAGCATATAGTCTTCGCTGATGGGCTTGCGGCGCTTGCGCTGCTTAGCACTCATACCTTCTCCAGGTGCGCGGTTAGTCTTCTTTCTTGCTGGCATAGAATTAACGGTACTTGTCGGTAATGGTTTTGTTTCGTGGTGCGTGTTTGGCAATCTTGTTCTTCATGATGTCATGGAATCCAGGATGAGTTCTGCTCATCTTGTCTTGCCAGTCACCAACTTCACCAGAAGAAGGACAAGTAGATGGATCACTCCAGTCTCTAGTCCAATCTGGGTTGTCAGTTTTCCACTGGTCCCACTCATGGACGCTGAGCACAACGTCCTTTTGTTCACCAGTTTTAGTATTGATTACAGGGTATGTTGCCATCAGTTCCACTCCAATGCTTCAGCACAAATAGGGAATTGTTCAGCGAAGATTTCCTTACACTGAGCAGCGATGTTCATGTGTTCCTTCTGGGTTCCATGGGCGCTGCGTAGATCTATATAGTGCATCCAAGAACGCACAGATCCCGACATGTAGATGCGAGTAGGAGTTGCCAGAGGGAGCACGAAACGGGCACACTCTTTAGCAATACCAAGGTCAAGCATTTGCTTGTAGATATCCATGGCACTCTGGAAGTGTCGCTGAATAGTAATCTCAAGTTCTTGCTTAGTGAAAGCATCAACATCATCAATACTATTCTGACGATTCTTTGTATCTTGACGGCGAAGATCAAACAAAGGGATCTCATCTGCCAGCATAGAACTGTCAGCATACCGCTGGGAAAATTCTTGAAATGTGAACGAACGATGACGCAAAATTTGAGCTGCGATACCACGGTTTGTTTCAATCTCAAGCGTCATGAATGCTTGCTCAAACACAGACCAGTGGTTGTGCTTGATACAATACTTCAGGAGACCAGCGACGTTAGGATTCTCCTGATTGTTGGGGTTCGAGACTCTCGCTACGTACCCCATCGTCTTCTCCGCTTCGGGAGTCACTTGTACCAGGCGCACTGACCCATGTTGTTGCTTCATTCTTAAATCCTTTACTAAGTCGTTCACGTTTTGCTGCTAGATCTTTCTTGGCAGTATGAAGTGCTTTCTTCATGTACCAGATCTCTTCATTAGTATACAGCATTGGGTTCTCTTCCGCAAGCTTAATCGCTTTCTTTGCTGCTTTGATAGTGTCTTTAAATCTCATTAAAGTTTTACCTCCTGTAAGTATTGGAGGAATGCCTCTTCAGCACCCTCTGTGGTTTGATTGCCTTGGGATACCCAATCGTGGCAGAACTCATACAGGTGCTTGGTAGTTTTCAACTTGAAATACTTTTTCAATTTGAGGAATACTTCTGCGCGAAGAACCATACGTTCATCGCTGTATCGCCAGTCAGTCTGGGTATCCATCGTCGTCTCCGTCATTGTAATTGAATCCAAATTGCGGACCACCTTGCTGCAATTGAATCTTGTAAGCATCGGTGTCAGAGTAAACCTCACTCTCCAGTGCATCGACCAGAGACTTGAGATTCTTGACGATGAGTTTTAGTCTCTCTTTATCCATGTGTTTATTCTAACATGTGTCAGAATTATAGCACAAAAAAAGCGGGGTATCAACCCCGCCTGTTGCCTATTTCTACTTCGAGTAAAGACTCAAAGTATTCATGCAAGTGTATCTTATAACAAGACCAGTATGTTACTCCTCTATATTTGAGTTGATAACAACTAGGTGGTCTGCTATCTTTATCCATGTCATCATAATGATAGACATAGTTTTCCATATCACTTGTTATAAGTGTGACCGCGATAGCAGAATGTACCATGTACTTCGTCAGCAACGCCATGCTTGCACTCAAACTTCACGCCACGATATGTAGTGTGAGAGATTTGTGCATCATGAAGTGCGTTAGCCTTTTCGATCTGCTTTTTGATGAGAGTTAGGGTGTTCATGAGTTTGTCTCCTGAAATACTAAGGTTAATTAAAACCCGTTCCTTCAGTCGTGTGCGTCCTTGTTATCAAAACAATGAGGATCTGTATGATTCATCCAGTTGATAAGGATATCAGCCTTTTCAAAAGGAGTAAACAATTCAGTTTCCTCAAGACCTTGCTTCAACCATTCATAATCTTCACACCGAAGCATATGCTCTGGTGGAATATGACTAAAGAAAATCAAAGCGAGTGATAACATAGGATGAACGCTCCGTTCCGCGACTTACTTGCGTCCTCCTCTGGGAGAAGGATGAACGTATGGTTATTATACCATACTATCTATAAGATGACAACTGTAACATTTGATACAGTTTAGTTTCCAGAAAGATAAAACCCCCCACCTTTTTGGCGACACACACGTTTTACTTGTGCATCATACACAGGTGCAGTGCCATTACCTGTAATTAAATTCTTTGCAAATTCCCACGCTTCTCTGTAACGATTGAACTTATACACATCGTCATAAGTTTTAGCAGAAACAAGGACACCATCCGATCTCCACAGTTTCATTGTATGCCAAACTGTAGGATCAGATAGTTTGCGGTAGAAAATACACCAGTTGCCCTTTTGATTTGCGCTCATTTCTTTTTCTTTTTTGGATCTTGCCAGAGTTTAGGATTAACTCTACCCTCTGATTGTTTCATGCTAATTACATTGCGGTATTTGTCCCAATAGTAATCAAAGATTTCAACTCTTTTACCAGCTGTAACGATATCATATACAACACCGTTACCATCATCAAACTCGACTAAGTATGCAGTATGTGGTAGGGATCTATCTTGTGCTAGTTCAGGATCACAATTTGCATGAATAATATTTACTCCCTTAGCCATATCAAGAACGATTGCCCCATTTAATTTGAGGGAATGCTTCCTCTACACACTGCTTAGTGATCTTCCAACGCTTCCCAATCGCTTTGTCTTTCATCAGACATAGAACCTCCGCTTCACCCTGGTGGAGACCCTCTAGCAGTTGAATAAAGAGAGTTTCACGACGAGTCTGGGAGATGTTAGCGCCACCCTTGAAGAAGAGATAGAGTTTACGATACTCATGTACAAGTTTCGTATGCTCTGTCTCTTCAGGTGCTTCGTTTTTAGTATAAGGAACATCACCAGAAGGCAACATCGAAATAATACTCTCGTCAAAGTTAGCAATCAGAATTTGTCTGAGTGCTGGAGTATTATATTCCTGTAGCAGTTTGACTTTTTGTGCTTTTGTCTTAGCGTTGCTTACTTTTTGCAGCACTTCATTGAGTAATAATTGCATAACCTAAATGATGTCGTAAGTGTATTTAGTCGTCATAATCATCGTCGTCTTCGTCAATAAAACGAACTGACAATAGTTCTTCATTGATCCATTGTCCATCTCCATCTAGCATCTCTGGATGGATATTTTCTGCTTCAGCTTTGCCATACATGAACTCGTGGAGTTTTTCATTTGCTGTCCATCCAGCAATCACACCGACGCAGAGAAAAATAAACGAAACTGTTGCTGAAAAGTATAGGACTGTTGCTTGTGCCATGGTTCAACTCCTGAACTAACTTTCTTTCCTGTCCCACCAAAGTTCTAAGTTGAAGTAGACTCGTCGCTTTAGTAGGGTAAAAAACTTGGTGATAGCGAAACCTTTTCCTTTGGGTGAAGGTTCCTCTTCTGCTTCCTTCTTCTTCGTCCCCCTAAGCATGAGATCTATGCCTCTATTTATTTTCAAATCTTTCATTTTTCTTTGAAGTAACTAAACCCCTTTCCAAAAAGAGTCTTGCTGTCTCAACTAACCCGCCAACTTCCTTACCATCAATAATGATCCAAGGAAATGCTGTTGCATTTGGGTACTGTTCTTTCAGATCATTACCTCCAGAAAAAGAAACTTCTTCCCAGGTATACCCTGCTTTTTCGAACAGTTTTTTTGCTTGGGTACAATACTGACACCCAGGGGTAGTATTAATTTTAATTTCCATAAAAAAGAGGGTCTCTCGACCCCCAGTATATCACAGAGCGTTGCCTCTTGGCAATACTTCTTCAGGAAATACAAAGTTTTCATGTGGTTGATCGACTGGTGCCATCCAGGCACGTAG